CCTACGTCTGACGCCCATTTACTGTTGAGCATCTCATCAGCACAGTCTTTGAAATTACCAGCCTTGGCGTGACCTAAAGTTTTTTGAAACTTAAGAAATCGACTTATGCCGAGATTGAAACACATATCTACAAAAATTCTTTGGCGAACCTCAGAAAGATCGCGCCACCAAGGAATATTATTATCAAGCTCCTTGCTGACTCTCAGAATGTCGTTGTCTAAAAGGTATCGCGCTTCTTCTACGGTGATTCCAAGCTCTTCTACGTTGCGCCCTACTCCTAGCGTAACGAATCCTGCGCTGCATTTATAGCTCCTAAGTTCGAGTCCCTCATGTAAGATCAACTGGTCTTTCAGTTTCTCCACATCCATGTCTGCATACCTCATTACTTGTTCAGTAAATCTTTATCTGCTTTTCGCGCACCACCCTTGCCTGTGACAAAACTTCGTAGTCGACCCATAGCCCACTGGTGTGCTGAAACTTTAGGCCGAGACCCTGCTGAATAATATGCTCCTAGTTATCCCCCCAAAGGGGGTCAAAGTCCCCTCTTGTACACTTTTTCCATAGTAGCCCTTGAGAATCGTGAACTCATGCCCTTATAAGTAGCCATTATGATTTACTCCTTTGTCTCGAGATGCGGTTCATCTCTGCTTTTGTTAGCGTACCCTTACGGTACTTCTCCGCTGTGCGCTTGATCTCTGCTCTCCTGGCCTCTGGGTTAGCAGCACCAGCAGTATACTTGACCGGAACACCATCTTTCTTTTTGACTTCGCGGAACTTCCGCATCAAAGATCTAGCCATTATTTTTTCTTCCTATCCAAGAAGCCCTCAACAGCACCGCCCCCGAAATAGAAGCCTAAGATAATGAGCATCGCATAGTTTATACTGAATTGTTCCATTACCTTAGTAACTGCATCTGGGTCGCCCTGGCCTGAAATGGTCATCGCCAGCACCAAGATATAGCTGGCTAGGAAAGTTAGTCCAAACATTAGAGCCAGGTAGCGTTGAGCAAGTTTGAATGGAGCGTAAGCTTGCAAAAGCTGGGTTTTCGCATCAGCCTTTGCTTTGACCTCTTCTTCAGTCGAGGTATGCATATCGTCAATCAGTTTTAATCCTGATTCGATAACTTTATCTGACCCCAAGATCTTACCAATGATACCTATCACGTATTATCTCCAAGCTGATCTGTTGGAATACAAATTAACTGGTAATTCATAATTGGTTCACCCAGCCGTATGACGCCCTCTGCACGTTCTCTCATGCAAGACTCTGCGGTTGGATACGCATCAACTACGCTCATGTAAAACATACTGCCCTCTATTGTAATCAACATTAAAATCCATGTCATACTTGTCTCAAAGTCGAGAGGTAATATATAAAACCACCGATTGTAGCGAATGCCAAGACCACAGAAACCATAATAACAACAGTGCGAATGAAACCAGCGATTCTTTTACGCTTTTCTGCCTTTTGTTTTTTTTGAGCTTCTGCTTGATCCTCACGTTTTTGCTTTTGTTCCGCTTGATACCTCAAAAAATCTGTATACAGATTAGCCCGCCCTTGATAAATCAGCATATCTTTCAATTCTGCTTCTGCTTGTTTCAATTTCTCTAAATGTAAAAAATTTTCAAGATCAGATCCAGTTGATGTTGAGTTACCAGCATTCTTCTGTATCTCCGCTTTTGCATCAAAATATTTACCAAGATGTTTAGCGCAATCTGTTATGTCTTTACCATTACCCAACAGTTCTTTGACAGCACCAATCGCTGTATTTGCGGTTTGAATAATAAGTACAGCGTCAGCTAACATGGAGTGAGATCAAGAGCAGAATCGTGGCTCCTGCCGTTCCTATCATAATCGCCTCCAACCTTTTCACGCGCGAGAGTAATTCATCAAAACGATGATTTGAAATCGCTTCGGCAGTGGTGAGATTCGCTTGCACTCGCTCAATAGCAGAATGTGCTGAAGCTACGGTACGATGATCCATCAGATATCCTCCGGCCAATCGGCAATCGGTGCAACTGTGCCACCATCAGGCACGTCATACAACGCCATGAACTTTTCTAACGTATCGCAAGCAGTTATCGCATCTTCAATAGTTTTGCTTTTAGTCCGGACAGCCGTTCGGTAATTTGATACGGCAGTTGGTATCGTTGTTCCTGCTTCTGCCTTTCTCGTAACATACCAGTCAAATGACGATAAGAGATTTCTCGCTTCCTCTTTTGTTCTTGCAATAGCAACTGACTTGAGGCCGAGCGTAACGACTTGCTTTCCATTTTCATCGAGAATGGCTTTGCCTTCGGAGTCAACTTCGTTTTTGTCATCAAGAGATCGCTCGATGAGGTTTTCTTCTTTCGCATCCCACCCCCAATAGAACCGATTGTCCCAAGTCTTCGGATCAGCTACAAAAGTTAACCCTGCCGTTTTTTTCTCTTCGTCTGTCCATCTAGCCCACGTTTGCGGATGAGTGACACCGTTCGAATCAACCCAAGCTTTACCTTCTCGTATAACTTTATCGCCTAATTTCCACATTTTTTATCACCTAGAGTTTGCAAATTTTAGAGGCTGATCAGCAAATGCCATGTAAATATAGTTACCGCCATCTGCATTGAATGCAGCATCAGTTGTTCGGATTTTTATGCCATTGCTGTTGAGATCGCACGGCAGACCGCTTTCTTCGGCATCAGCCGTGTCTGACTCAAGGATGTTATCAACCGGATTTCGATTAGCGACATCTGCTCTTTTCGTATCTAAGATCATCCAATTATCAGACGAGTCAGTTCTTTTGATCAAAATCCAGGAAGGACGAAAATTCAAGTGGATGAATGTACCATCTGCATTTCCATTTCCAACGTAACTACCAATTTTCAGATATTGATCTCTGGATGCGAAACAATAACAAATAAATTTTCTTCCGTTTCCGTTTGCATCAGCCTCCGTGCCTAGCGTAATGACGTTAGCTGTGGGTGCAACGGCACTGAAAATTGTAGAAGCTGATGATGCAGCATTATTCAAATTTAAATTGATAACCTGATCATACGATGAATCGAGTGCAGTGACTCCAACTCTCCAATTAGTCGAGTTGTTATCTCGGTCTTTTAGTATGACTAGTTCAGGTGCTCTCGTTAATCCATGAAAAAATTTGGCGTTATCGTTTCCGTCCCCTGTATAAGACACGATGCTAAAGCCAGCTTCAACATTAACTGATCCTGTTGATGCGATCGTTGCATCATTGGAACCGCCAGAGTTACTAAAGCTAGTTCCTGCTTTCCAATTCCATGATACAAAATTTTCTTCATTCGTATTATAGCCCCCATCATTGCCGATACTGAAACCATCTGATGCGAATGCGGTTAATCCATTTGCATTTGTTGACTCATCGGCTGTGCTGTTTGCTCTTAATTCTTTCGTAACGCCTCGCACACTGTCGGTCAAAGCATGTGAATTACCAGCAGTTCGGTTCTTAATCCAAGTCCAATCGCTTTGAAATCCAACGCCTGTAATACTTTGAGTTGATCCGTTTCCTGCGTACAAAACAGTGTTGAAATAATCTGTCGGATTTTCAGCTTCCTCTGGATCACCAACTGCTGGTGAAGGAAGGTCGGCAGTCGAAAGTTTTTTATCAAAACCGCTAGGAACTGTTTGTGCGAAAGCAGTAGCACCAAAGTTAAAAGTTACAACACAGCTAGCACCAGAGTTCGTATCAGTTACAAACGGAAATAAATCACCACTGTCTAACGAAAAGTCAATATTAATCGAGCCTTGCGATGAACCATTTTTGAAAAACTCAACGTCTGGCGTATCTGAATCTACTGCCACTCCTATAACATCTCCGCTCGTAAAACTAGCGAATGGAGCAACAGAGGATACGGTGGTATTGGTAACACTGTCTCCGTTTGATCTATAAGAGAAACTTCTAAACGTGCTTCCATCTCTCCTAACGGCTAATCCTAATTGAGTAGAATTAGTAGTTCCGGCCGTTACTTCAAAATAATATTTTCCGCTTGTTGGTATAGCAAAGGTTCCATACGTGATGGTCTTGGCATTTCCTGTATTAACAACTAGGTTACCTTCTGACAAAGTTCCTGGAGTAGCACCATCCGAGTGTCCGATTAGATTCATTACACAGAAGTTGTCAGTCGGTGTATCTACCATATTGTCGGTAGTCGCTACATTCGTAGATGCAAAATGATTGTCATTACCGGAAGTGTCTGCACCTATAGTCGATGAGCTAGCAGAGGCTACTGAACTATTTTTGAACTGAAGCCTGAATCCATTTGTTCCAAAGGTAAGACCTGATGTATTTTTTGGTATCCAAATATTTTCTTTAGTTTCCCCGAATGAAGATGGCGCAAGAGATCCGCCATCAATAAAACTAATATCTGTTAAATATCCATCAAATTGAAAACTGCCAGACGCTCTCGCACCAATCACATGACTCGCATCTGCGTTTACTTTCAAGTCAGCATTCTGACTAGGATAAACAGAAGTTGAAAACGAGGTTTGTTCTGTTCCATTTACATAGATTCTAGCGCGATCCGTATCTGTGGATTGAGTTGTATCTATCCTCAAAATTACGTTATACCAAGCACCAACATCCCTAAACTCTGCATCGGTTACTAAATGTAACTGATAACTGCTGACAAAATTCTCTACCTGGATATTATTGTTACCATCAAATCTGAAAACAAACGTGTCGCTTCCTGAATCATGTCGAGCGAAAAGACTTCTCGAAGTGCCAAGATTTCCTAATTTCACCCAGCAACTGAAAGTAAAGGTTTTTTGATTTCCTGCGCTGGATGGCGTGAAAGATAAAAAAGCTGAATCATCATCGTTCAGTCGCAACGAATTACTGATCTCAAAAGGATAGAACGCTGTGCTAGCGTTGTACATCCATTGAGGAGATCCGACAATACTCATTAGCTGAAGGCCAACTGTGGCGCACCTAACAAGATGCGATTCGATGCTACAACAACATAGGGTACAATATCTGTAGCACTTGCAGCAGTAGACAACGTAATTCCAGCACCGCCTGCAGTCTCGTAGTCTGTTCCCAGACTTAGCGTCCTGTTACCTGTTCCATCTTGAATTAGGGTTATAGTACCACTCTGACCAACAGCCTCAGTCGATGGATTAGCTAGCGTCACACTTCCAGTAAGAGTCAAAACAAAATTTTGAGATGTATCAAAATCTAAGGTAACAGACCCACTGTTACTAGTATCTGTGAGGGTTGATCCGCGCTGCGCCTTGGTAAAAGTAGTATTAGCATTTGAAGCAACAATGTTTGCTCCTGCCAGGCTAGTAGCCCCTGTGCCACCGTTTGCAACTGGTAAAGTTCCAGTTACCTCTGCGGTTAAATCAACTCCCGCATTCTTAATGGTGACCGCGCCTGAACTGACAGAAAAATTATCACTCGAGAATGACGCAATACCTTTGTTACTGGTTGTCGCGTCTTCCCCTGCAATCGTCAGAGTATCTGTTGCACTGACTGTCGCATCAATTCCCTCTCCTGATGTGACTGTCAAAGTATTATCATTTGATATTGTCTGACTTGTACTGCCATCAGTGATTGTGAACTGACCAGAAGCATCTGCACCAGAATAAGAGAACGATACTGTAATTCCATCAGTATTACTAAACGTGCCATTACTAACGACATGCGTAACAGGAACCTTGGTATAACCCGATGCATCGGTCACCGCACCACTGACCTTGAACAAAGCAAAGGTTGATGGAGTGCCTTCCTTTGTGATCAGGATGATTCCCCTAGCTGTTGAGTTCACCACGTCATCAAACGACTGCACAAATCCAGAGATATCCACAGAATTGTCATCAGCATCATCAATAAATAAAATGCTGACTGAACTGACAGTTGCGTTATTGAAAGCTAATTTACCGCCACCAGGATCAGCATCCGAGGTTGAATTACTGAATGTCATCGCTAAACCAGCGTTTGATCCATTGCTTCCTGCTGCACCAGTGCTTCCAGTACTTCCAGTAGCTCCTGTGTTGCCTGTGACAAGACCAAATGCTAAAGCCAATGCACCACTACTTGCGGTAAAAGTTGCGCTTGCTGTGGGCGTTCCTCCTGCTGATACAGCAGATACTGATGTTGATACTGTGTCTATCTTGCCCTCAGTAACCGTTAAATCACCTGAACCATCAAAACTGAGTATCTTGTTAGCTCGATCTGAAGCAGAAACAGCAAACTCCGTTGATGATATGGTATTAGTCACCGAGGCTTTTATCGCTCGATCAATCTCTTCTTGTTGCTGCTGCGTGATGAACGTCAACCGATCAAGCGCATCCTCATGCGATTCAGCTGGAAATGGATCATTTTCTACATAATCTGTACCCTGAGTCAGAGCAAGCTCACGTTGAATAACCACTGTTTCTCCTGATGCTGGCGTGTTACCAGTAGTAAACGTGACGTTACCGCCACTCGCATTACCAGCATTAGAAACTGTGTAGTGAGTTGTGAGCGTTTTTAAAGTCTCTACACCAGCAGAACTTCTTATAAAAACCTTCAAATCGGCATCAGCAAATATCTTGAAGGTGTACGCGAAAACGGTAGTTGATCCGTTTCCAGAGTAACTTACTTTATTTGTTGTACTAGATACTGTCATAGTAAACCTCAGTCATAAGCGTTTGATATATCAGGCAGTCTTTGTGGTATATATTCGCCCCTCGCCCACCAGTAACCCTGATTGTATTCTTTTTCTCGCTTTCTCATAAGTTTTTTTAGTTTCTTGTCGTGATCAGGATCAGCTAATTGATTTAATGAACTGAACAGTGCTTGCTCAAGTAGCTTTGTTTGCCAAATACTAGGAGTGTATGTGTCAACAAGATCAATGGCATCGCCTAAAATATTGTATTCTCCACGAGAAAAAATGACCGAAAGTTCTCCAGTCGTATACGCTCTTGCAATTCGTGAGTCTGCTTCCTTTGCAATGTTCTGACCGATACCTATCACTCTATTAAATGTTTCAAAAGTCGGCCCAAGAATTACTGATTGGATATTCTGACCAAATCTATTCACATCTGAAAAAACAAAATCGCCTAGTATTCCAGCACCACCACCTTGCAAGAAAGCAGCCGTTAAAAACTCTCGATCTGGGATCATCCCACCATCCTTATTCATAGCTCTTGGATCACGACCAGCAACCAAATCTTTAGCTTGAAGAGCAATCGCACCAAACAGAGTTGTAGTAGCAAACAAGGTTCCTAAATAAGATGCCCTGTCAGCATAAGAAGCTTGCACCCATCCTCTTGTCAAATGAGTTGTTGCAATGGTGATTGGAAATGATTTGATGGCGAAAGCTGATCGGTAAATCTGACCAGTAAGCGTAGACTGCGCTTGACCACCTGTCATTATGCCTCTTACCTTCGCGTCTGGTTGCGGTACAGCAATATCTGTTTCCTGCAATACCATAGCGTTGAACTTCAAGGATTCATCTTTGGTAAAGTCAGCTAATATCGCGCCTTCATGTTTTATCACAGGTGTCGATCTAAACTGATCCCAATCTGATTCGGTGATTGCGTTTCTTTCCAAGATCTGCTTGAAGTCAGCATCAAGAGAACCCCAAGACGTTTTGAACTCTCTAGCAAGAGTTCCTGACATCTCAACGCCGAAAGCTCTTCTGTTCGCATGAGTCCAAGCTTCTAAATACGATGCTCTCATCACAGCACTCGCTACCTTGGATGTTATTCCTAATCCATACGGCTCTGCATATCGTGCAGCAGAATGAGCAGAGTCTATCCAACAATCACAACCCAAACCGATCAAGGCAGCAATTTGTTTGTCACTTTCTGATCCTTTAAGATTTTTTAACACACGACCTAATAAACGATATGTACTCATTTTATTATATTTTGATGTGATGACCTGAAAGCCCACATCAGCAATAGCGGATAATGTAGCCCCACCAAGAAAAGCAGCAGAGATAACATTCCTTAATCCTTGCATTGCTTTTTGATACGCCTGTGGATGACCGTCATTTACATTCCCAGACGCAACATTCCAAGTTGACTGAATGAAGCTCAATCTTGCTGAGCTAGTGTTTTGTTTTCTTGCCTCAACCATAAGACGTTCAAACATTCGCTGTGGGTTTGTCCCCATGATTTCTAATAAAGAAATATCGTGGGCAGAGCCATCAATGAAATCTCGTAAAGATGCCATGATGTCTCCACGCCCAAATTTGTTTTGATACTCAATCCAAGACTCAGCATCTTTAAAATAAAGTATTCTTCTTTCAGAACCTTTACGTGATAATTTTTTTCCGATACTGGGGAAACTGGTTTCAAAAGGCTCTACTTTGTTCAAACCACCTGTCACGATGCTGTCAAAACTTTCATCCAAGACATTGTTCAGTTGGTTATCAGAAAGAGGTAAACCAGCATCATCAAGCATATATCGCCTGTCTAACAGCGGTTGAATCATCTCTTTCCATGCAATTTTTGCATCTTTAATACGATTTTTGTTTCTTTTTGATCCTCCAAGAGACAGTATCGAATCAGCATCATGGCGTTGAGGAAGCAAAAAACGTTCATTCTTTGGAATTGATGCGCCAAACTTATTTTTCAAAAGCCGTGTTTCTTCAACAAGGTTGAGCCAATCTTTAGCAAACTGATTGATCTGCACATCATCTGTTGCTTCTCCATAGATTGATCGGATCAATTTGTTTAAGTTCTTTTCATCTTGGAAAAAACCAAGGGCTTTTGTTTCAAATCTTTGAAACAAGCCAGAAAGTTTTGTGTGAAATCTTTTTTGGTAAACGCCTGTTGTGTATTCCACATTTCTGTATGGTGCGCCATTTCCTGGGTCTTTGGTAATTAAAGCCATAAGTTTTGTATCAAAAGGAACTTCTTTGCCAGTTACTCGGCTAGTTTGATAATTCTTGAAATTAGTTTCTATTGTTTTGAGAACAACCGCATCTCTAGCAGCCTCACGTTTTGCCCTTGATTTTTGAACTATCATTGCATCAAGAGTGCGATTAGGATCAACATCAAGCTTGCCTTGCGCCTCAAAAGCTTGAACTAACTCAAGCCTTAGCTGCTCGTCACCAGCATCAGGAGTATTAAATTTAAGAATACACTGCTTAAACTTAGACACTTCTTACACACTCCCTTAAGGCATCCAAGGCTCTCAAATCTTGCTCTAACTCATCTATATATGCGCCCACTGGTCTTTCTGCATCACCCACAAACATCGTTACCTGGGTATCCTCCTCAGCAAGTTCACGATAAGCTGCCATGATCTTGTCGTGATCTTCGCTTAGTCCCAGTGACTCTAATATCCCTCTTTCTGCGCTTTTTATCTCTATGTCAGTTTCCGGTCTATCAGCAACAAGATCTGCGTTTATGTAATCTTCTTCAGTCAAGTTAGGATTATTTACAGCCCTTTCGACATCTAATAATTTATCAAAATTTTTCCTTTGATCTTCAAGCAAGCCAATGGCTGCTGATTCAAATAACTCAAAAAGTTGTTCTTCTCTCGCAAGTGCATCTGGATTTTTACTGATTAACTTTAACTGCTCTCTTAAATCAACAAGTTCAGATTCAATGCCTGGATCTCTCTTTTGATCTGGATTCGCTAAGACGCCACGCAACCACTCAATCCCATCATTCACATCTTTCGGCTGAGGTTCATTTGATCTGAAACGAAAATCAAAAGCGAGTGTTGGGTCTTCAATCAGTGCTTCAACCAAGTCATCTGGTCGGAGTCCACCTGTTTTTCTCCAAAACTTTGATGACAAACCTTTTTGTTGAAAATCCCAATCACCGTATTCAGAAAATGCTTGACGATTCAAACCGCCTCTATCAACTATCCATTGAACAAGACGTTTTTCTTTCTTTGATATTCTTTTTATTTTTTTGTTTAATTCGTCAATTTTTTCTAAGATTTTTGATTTTTTAACTTCTGCATCTTCATCAAGAATTTTTTTGTACTCCAAATCAAAATCATTCAATATTTTGTTTGCATTATCCGGAGAAGCTTGATCAATGTCTCTAAAAGTCCGAGCTCCTCTACGCAATGCGTCAAGCCCTACAGAAAATTCTTCAGACTGAGTGGCATCAATAATTCCTTCCAAAATAATGTTCGTTTCATCAATCTGATTTTTTAACTCATTTACTTTCTTTTGTTGTTCGGAACCAGAAATTTTCTCCCTAAGCTCTCGTCCAGAGAAAGCACCAGTTTCATATTGATCGTCTAACTCATCAATAAAGTCATTCAATTCTTTCCTTGCTACTTCCAACGACTCTTCAAGCTCTATGTTTTTCTTCACAGTCTCATTAATTTGATTCTTATTGAAAGTCCTTGTCACAGTTGTTGTTGCATCGATTGTAGGATTTGTCTTTGTGCTGGGAGTTGTAAACGTAACACTTCTATTCGGCAATGAATTGACAAATCCTTCTCTTGATTTTTCAGCTATACGACTAAAATACCCACCAATACCTCCAAATGTAAAACCAAGCGCACCGCCAAAAGTGGCAGCAGTTGCAATATTCGTGAACGCTTGTTCAGCAGAATATGGCGAGTCAATGTTGTTTTTGTGGGCGTACACCAAAGGCTGAATTGCCATTTCAGATGCAGCAGCAATCCCTGCCTCAGTCTTTAGGCCATACATAGCACGACCGAGTACAGTTCCACTCCTTGCTGCTGTAAGAAATAAACCGCCACCCATACCAAGTAAATTCACAGGATCAGTCATCAAAGCAGTTCCTGCCCCTAAAAACTGAGCAAATCCACTACCTCGATCAATGACATCTTGATTTCGTTCTCGTCTGATACGCAACATTTCTTTGCGTTCGTCTTCAAGCGTTCTATCTGTTTTGATAAGCCCTGCAAACTCAGTGTTTTCAAGGTCTTTAGATAAACGATTGTAATCAAAACCTTTACTTCCTAATTCATATTCTTCTGAGTCGATAGCTCCTCGACTAATCAAAGACTCAACTTTAGAGCGTCTATCTCTAAACATTTCACGGTTTAATATAAACGATATTGATAGATCTTCGTCTTGCGCTAACTCAAAAGCAGCAATGCTGGTTTCACTGAAAGAGGGAAGTGGTCTGAAATCTATATCTGCTAGTGTAGATTCTCGATCTAATGACCTCAGTAAAGAATCATTTGCAAACGGCATCTTAATTAGCTCCGATCTTTACGCTAGCTCCTCGTGGGAACAGCGTTCTTCCACCTGGCTTTACTTTTCGTTGTGCAACTGCTTTCGTCAATTCTGGAGTAATCTGGAAGGTAAAAACTCGTTTCAAGTTATCGCCAATCTTTACTTGTCCACTTTCTTTTTCTCTAAACGCATAAGTGTCGTTGTGAACACTGATTAACAGCAAATCACCACTCTTAAGTTTGTCTGCAATTCTCTGTTTTCTGTTTTTGACCTCTTCTGGCCTCATTCGTTCTTGAGGTCTTCCTGCAACAAAAGCTTCTATATTAGCTTCAGCAAAGCCATCTGGAGCAATGATATCTAAAAGATCGGTATCCATATTACTTATAAGATCATTAAAAAATTCTCTTTTGTTGTCTAATGTGATTTTAGTTTCAACAAGAGCAATGCCCTCTCCTCTTGGCTCATACAGTTGAATATCTCTTGGTAAGTCAAATTTTTGTCCACCAATTTCACCGTACCCGCCAGTAACTCGGTCGACAATGGCTTCGACTTCATCTTCCGTGATTTCGCTTGATTGATACCTATTATCAGATGCAATCACTGCTAAAACAGCATCTTCGATTGGCCTTATTATCTGATCCATCTTTTCAGCAAAACCATAAGCATTTCCAATGGTTTGTGTAACTACCGTTCTGACATTCGGATTCGTCCTATCAATCTGATTGTAAATTTCTTGTGATTGACCAAGCCCAATCAGGACTTTTCTTGCTGTTTCCAAATCTTTCGTCGAGTCCGGCCTAAGCATCGTTGACGCTACTAGGCCATAGACGTTGCCATCTTCTCCGATTTCAGACAAAAGCCGTGGGAAAGATTCGAACAACGGCTGAAGGTTTGTAAGCAATGCCAATTTTTCACCGCTTGTTGCTTGAGTGCTTTGCAAAGTGCTTTTAATCCCATTGACTGTGGATGATGGGAAAG